CCACTAACGCAAAAACGGCCCATAACAGGGCCGTTTTGCATTGAGCAGACACAAGCGCAGCACGCAAGCCCACAGCGAAATGGACTTGCATAAACGCTTACGAACGAAATACCGACAGCGCCCGCAACAGCAGCCTCGTTAGAAGCCGCTGGGACAGGAACTGTCGGAGAGGCCTGCAAACCTCACCACCGACGCTTACAGCGCCAGCAGTACGCCAATCAGGCTGAAACACACGATGGCCGCAACCATCTGGAACATGGTTTCAGCGTTATCGGGCAAGGGGCGGCGCTTCATGGCATCTCGTCCAGGTCAACGTCTGGAAGCTCGACGTACAGGGCTGCCTCACCCTCGTTCGTGATTGTGAATTCGTCCGCAACAGGGACGATCTCGCTCGCTTGATGAAAAACAACGACCAGTGACATGAAATTCTCCAAAAAATGCCCGCAAAGGGACGCAAAACGGCCCGTGGAGGCCGCAAACAGGGCGGAGGTGCGCTGACCTCGCCCGCAAGTGAAAGGCCACCAGCGTCAGGCCAGCTGGGGCCGCAAGGCACGCACCACACCTCACCGCAAGACGATGGGGTGCAGTTCGCGTCTTGACAAGCGACCACACCCGCAAAGTGCCCAGAAAGGCACCCGCAAGGTGGGCCGCAGACTTGAATGGGATTCCAGTGACTGACTGGACACAGGTACACCTGCCCCGTCAGGGAGGTGCGCGGTTGACCGATACCGCAACGTAACCCGCAAAGGGCCACAGAATGGCCCCGCAAGTACGTGAACGCGATATGGAATACAGCACTGTGCCGCAAGGGTCTAACCAGTGCTGGTGGCCTGCCTATCGCCGGGCAGGGGTACGGCGTTGCGAACTCTATCCCGCAACTAGAACCGGGCTTCAAAGCCCGGCAAGCACACAATACACGCCTTGTGCGATGGCGTTACCCGCTTGTCAGGCGGAGACATAAAACAGATTACCCACTCCATTTTCTTGGTGGTTCACACGCTGCAAGCCTGGGCTTACGTTGTATGCGTCATTGTCATCATGGGGTTATGTCCCTTATGTCAGGGAACAATGCAAGTGTTGCATTGTTTGGCGGTATAGTGCCCGATTAACTGGTGCGCAGTTTCTAAGCCCTACCCTTACCATGTCAGAGTGTCGCCAGCATGCTGCACAGTGACCTAAAATTGCGTACCACACGTATGTGGCCCGCATTAGCAGGGTGAACAACAAACCTACAATCTAACATCATCCCATGCCGTGGGCATAGGGTTAAAGATCACATGTTAGACATATAAGACACGTATGTCAGATATATCTCACACGATGGGCATTTTACGACTGCCCTTCGGGGTAAATACCCCTTATCTGGTGCGCCTACACTAGGCGCACCAGATAAGGGGAGAGGTTAAGCCTCTCCCGGTATGTTATGCCGTCACTGTATCGGCAACTGTTGCCACTGGCGCGGATTTTTTGGCTTTGGCTTTTTTGCCTTCTGCCACCGTAGGGGCCACTGGTGCAACTTTGGCAGCTATTTCATTAGCGATACGCTTTTGCACCAGTTGCAGCACGCCTAAATCCATGCGGTCAACAATACCATTAAACAACAAGTCCTCCTCCTTACTTGTCAACAGACCGGCCACAATCTTGTTGTAGATAATGGTAACCATTTCAAAAGTATCCGGCACGGGGTGAACATCCTTAGCCATGACAATTTCGCCGGCGATTACAGCCGCATTGATAATGGCCTTTTTGGCTTCGGCTTCGGCTTCGGCTTTTTTGGCTTCGCGTTCCTCTTTTGCCTTTTGCTTTTCTTCTTTGGACAATTCTGGCTTTTCCGTGAACAGTTCAGAATCAATCATGCAAACACGGAAAGCCGATGTTGCCTTTTCAATAGCTTCATCGTATTTTGCATGAATTTCGGGGGATTGAACGGAATACTTTCCGCTAACCGAGCCAATGTAGCCAGTAGTCAACCCCCCGGCCTCGTAACCCTTAGAAATGGCAAGGCCCAGGGCTTTGTCCAATTTGGAGCCAGTCAGAATTTTTACGGCCTCCTCCAGTGGCCCACGGTTATTGCCGGTGGCGAAGGTGGTGTAATCCTTGCCGTAGGACTCCACCAGCAAGTTCAAAATAGCAGTGGGTGAACGGTGCGCGATACGGATAGCATTGAAGAGATTGTTAGCCATGATAGTTCCTAGAATGTGCGCCACAAAATAGGCGCAGTTTCCCATAAGACACTGGTTCACAGTGTCACCGTTTGCCCCTACTACGGGGCATATGCTAATTATAGCATATGAAAGAGCCCTATTTGGTAAGGCTCTTTCATGCGCCTATTGGCGCACAGTGGATTATTGCTTACAGTAATATTGGCATGCGCAGTAGTTGCAAGCCCCTTTGCGCCCTTCAGTGTATGACTGTGCATATGCACAATCCGCATACTCGTCATTGTCTGCAACGTCCAAATAGATACGCTCGTCACTGTCGAACTTGATTTTAGAAAATATAACGGTGGCAGTGGTGGCAGTGGTGGCAGTGGTGGCAGTGGACATTCTGAACTCCTAAAATGCGCCCACTATGGGCGCGTGATCACATTATAGCATACTGCCCACTATGGGCAGTGTCACCAGTTGCACTTACTATTTTAAGTGCATGGCTAGATTCTAGCATAGTAAAGCAAGCCTCCAACACTAATATCCGACTAGATTACTCTGACTTAGCTGCTAGGTAGCGCCACCACACACCTCACACCTCACACCTCACACCTCACACCTCACACCTCACAACTAGATGAATAAATGCGCGAGCATGCGCGAATAGCATGCAAAACTTACACGACACTGACAAGCCCACTAGAATGGTCAGGTACTACATGCCTAACATGGTGGGCTTACAGGTAGATTACAACCTAGTGAAATGGTAGGGTATGGTTGACAAGCTAGACGTATGGCCTATATTGCACGAAACTTACAGGCCGCATGTCTCGCCCCACCTCCCCATATAAATTTCAACTCAAAACTTCGACTACTAACTAAAACCTAATAACTAAACATGCTAACTACACCGCCACCAACCACCCATCCAAAACCGAAAAAACCAGTACAATCCCGCCCATGAGCGCCCACTTCCTCCACCCCACCCCCACCACCTGGCCTGGACCCGACCCCGCCAGGCCCCGAAAACTTGTCTCCAGGGTCGATCCCAACGACTTGGTTGACCTCTACAACAGGCGGGTGACCACCAGGGAGTTCGCACGCAAGTACGAAGTCAGCGAGAAGTGGGTGGGCAAGACCTTTCCTGGCAAGCGCCCATTGGAGGACAAGCGCACGCGCCGCGCCACACGGGACAGCTTGAGGGCCTTCCAGGCGGAACTTGTGCGCGACGGCCTGACGAGCTTGAAAGAGGCGGCTGACCGGGCCTGCTGCAGCTATTCCTGCATGCGCCGCCTGGTGCTGAAGGTCTCGAATGTCCAGTCGCTGGCCGAGTTGAAAATCCTGCAAGGAGCGAAGAAATGAGCACACCAACCAAACACACAAACCCCACCCTGGTCGTCACGCGCCCAAGCTCAGCAGCAGCGCAACCAGCGCCAGCGCCTCCGTCCCTGCGCGAGAAGTATCCGCACCTTAAGGACAGGGACTTGGGTGCCGGGGTAGTGCTGCCTAAGTCAGCAGAGCCTGTAGAGTTGAAGGATATTGACATAGGGGTGGAACTTGAACACGCCTTCAGGATCGCCAAAACCTTGCTTGATTCATGCGTTAATGACTCGGAAACACCGCTGAATCAAAAGGCGCAGATTATTGGGGCCCTTAATACAGTGCTGACTGCTATGGTTAAGCAGCGCACAGACATCTACTCAGCAGAGCGGGTCCGAACACTTGAAAGTGTGTTGTTGAAGGTTCTTAAACGGCATCCTGAGCTTTCTACGGCGTTTTTGGAAGACTACAAGGTCGAACTTGAGAAACTTGGAGGCGGAGAATGAGCTACTACCTTGACCACCTTGAGAGGCTTCAGGAAGGCGTTGCTGACACGTATTCTCTCACATCTTTAAGTAACTGGGTGGAGAAGTACGCTTATTTGGAGGGTAAACGGTTTAGTTTTAAGGGTTATGAGTTCCAAAGAGCTATCATGGACAATGAGTCGAGAGTAGTCAACACTGTAAAGTGCGCCCAAATCGGTTTAACAACGACCACTATGGCCTACCTGCTATCTGTGATGGCTACGCAGCGAATGAATGTTATCTACGCCCTGCCATCAGCAAACGACGCTGCAAAATTAGTTACCACTAAACTAAACCCCATTATTTACAACACTCCAGAACTGAAGCGTCTGCTAAATGTGAACGTGGACTCTACGGAATTGAAGGAAATTAATGGTAATTTTCTATTTACTCGCGGAACTAGGTCAGAAACAGCGGCGCTTTCTGTTTCCGCCGATCTGTTAGTGGCAGATGAGATTGACAGATCAGACCCAGATACCCTCAAACAATTTCGATCACGTCTTCAGGCCTCACCTCACAGGCTAATTCGTCAATTTTCGACGCCCACTATAGCAGGCTACGGTATCGCAAAGGAGGCAGAGGCAAGTGTGCGCTACAAGCATTTCTGCACCTGTGTGCATTGCGGGCACACCTACCTACCAAATTACTGGAACGACATCGTAGTACCGGAATACGATAGACCGCTGCAAGAACTTGACAGGCTGAACCTTAAGGATGTCCGCTGGAAAGAGGCACGCTGGAATTGTCCAGAGTGCCACAGAGATCCTGTGCTATCAAACGACAGGCTGCAGTGGGTGGCTGAGAACCCTAACGACAACTACGAGGCTGCTACTTACTATGTAGGGCCTGTAACTGCGCACACAGTGCTGAAGCCGTCGTACCTGGTAAGTTCATCGGTAGAGTTTAACACGCGGTCTGAGTTCGTAAACCAAGTTCTGGGAGAGGTTTCTGAGGAAGAGTCTCAGCAGATGACGCTATCAGACCTTGAGCGAGCGTTCACCACTTCCCCTCTTGATAGTTCCGAGCTGCATTGCATGGGAGTTGACATCGGTCAGCTTTGTGCAGTGACTATCGGTAGACTGACACAGGACGGAACCCTGCTGGTTGTACACAAGGAGATGGTCCCACTTGGAAACCTTGAGGTTAGAAAGTCTGAGCTGAGTAGAGAGTACCGAGTGGTAGTCACGGTGCTTGACATCATGCCAGAGACCTTCCTAGTATCAAAGATTACAGACCGTGACCCGAACGCTTGGGCAGGGATATTTACTACCAGCAAGACGACAGAGCTATTTACAACGCAACTAAAGGCTGAAGATAGCGAGGAGGGCAAACTTAACCTTCGGATGGTGAAGATTAACCGGACTGCAATGCTCGATAAGCTCCTTGAGCTGTTTAAGAACGGAAAAGCAGTCATAGCACGCAGCCCAGAATCAGGGAAGTACATCAGCCAGCTGCTGTCACTGAAGCGCGTGCAGTCTTTTGTTAAGGATGACTTAGTCTGGAACTGGCAAAAGACTGACGGCTCGGACCACTACCATTTCGGTACTATGTATTTGCTGACTGCATGCCTGCTAAGAGGGACTGCTGGTTCGTGGACGGCAGGGGCGGGCGTGGCATTGGTTTCGAGCTTCCGGTTGAAAACGTGAGCACGGGATAGGGAATTTCTATCAAAAGCGTAGCTGTAATTAGAGTTCATTACAGCTACGCTTCAGGTGTAACTGTATAATGGCATTTCTTACCCCCACCTCCACGACCGCTACGGAGATTACCATGCCATGTATCAGTTTACCTATGCCTAAGCGTAAAAGCAAGGCCCCTACACCTGCCCGTCAAACCACGGCCAAGATTAGCAATGCGCTAGTTAGTGCAGAAGTCGCAGCTTCAGAGTACCTGCAGGAGGAAGTTGCACCTGTGTCTACAGACTCCTTCGTAAACTTCCTGAAGCCGTCCTGTAAGTCCACCGACCCTGAGTTTGTTGAACTTTTTGAGTATCTATGGTCTCATTTTTACTTTTGCCGTGAACTTAAAGGCCTTCGTGTAGCTACGCAGAGGCACTTCAACGCCAAGAAAGTGGGAGAGCAAGCGACATACCTGGACAACTACGGTTACAGGTATTTGCAGATAAAGCGCAGGACTTACAAAGAGCACCAGATAGTTTGGGCTATGTTCTATGGTGAGCCTGCCCCTAAAGGGTTTGACTTAGATCATATAAACCAGGACAAGGCTGACAACAGGCCTGAGAATCTGAGGATCGCCACAAGGTCACAGAACAACCAGAACAGCGGATTGAGGGTTGACAACAGTTCAGGTACTCGTGGTGTGGGCAGGTACTGCCGAAGAGGCGCTTGGTACTGGGAAGGCTACGTATCCTTTGACGGGGTAAAGTGTACGTCACCAACCTATAAAGAAGACGTGTATGGCCCGGAGGAAGCTGAGAGGCTGGCGAAAGCTTGGAGGGACGAGAAAGTGAGAGCTACCTACTCCCACGCACCCAGAGACCTGTGATACCATGCCCGCGATGCGGGCATTTTTCATGGCCCGCCCACCTAAAGGCCTACCCATGAAATTCTTCGACTTCTTCCACCGTGGCGAAAAGCCAGACACCGGGCCGCAGGCTGCGACCCTCCCCGCGCCGCCCCTCCCCAAGGCACCAAACGCACCTCAGGCGGTGCCAAGTCACAGGACACAGGCCGAACCACAGGCGTCGGCTATCCGCCGCCCCACCCGAGACCTTGCCAACACGTCAAGGCTCAATGCAAGAACTGGCGCCAACCAATATGCCGTAACTAGAGAACTGGCAGAGACGAGTCCAGACCTCGCAGCTGCGGTATCAATGCTCCTGCGCACAGGCATTCCAGAAAAATTCACTACTATAGGCTACAACCTAGATGGGGCGGTTGACAGGAAGGCTACCGAGCTGGCACAGGAGCTGCTGCGGCGCTTGACATTCTTAGGCAACGTGGATGGCTCATACGGTGCGCAGCAAACTATCCAGAGCCTGTCAGAGCAACTTGGAAAAGAGCTGATTTACTATGGCGCTGCGGCAGTAGAAGTAGCCCTTGACAAGGCCCGAATCCCTGCCTCCATGAACCCAATCTCAGTCACGAAGCTGGAAGCTTATGACGAGGACAATGCCATTAAGTGGAAGCAGAAGCTCGGCTCAGAAGAAATCGACTTGGACATCCCGACGTTCATCTACGTTTCCGTCGATCAGCTCTTAACCGAACCATACAGCTCAGGCATTATCCAAGCGGCATCTCAACCAGCCCTGGCTGACACAGAATTCACCGATGATGTAAGACGAGTGCTAAAACGCGCTGTTCATCCGCGCTTCACAGGCACAGTCGATACTGAAATGGTCAGAAAGAACTGCCCACCAGAAATTGCGAACGACCCCACCAAGTTCTCCGAGTACCTGTCCTCAGTCCTACAAGCTATTGAGGGGGTGGTGAACGGACTGAATCCAGAAGACGCGCTCGTAGCATTTGATAGTGTTGAGTGGAGCTACGTCCAAGGAGGACATGACCCCTCTACAATCATCGAGCGCATCCAGAAGGTGCTGAATGGCAAACTGGCCGCAGGCGCGAAGACCTTGCCAGTAGTGCTTGGTCACGGTGGCACTTCCAACACCTCATCCACCGAATCCTTGCTCTACATAAAGACGGCAGACGTGCTGAGGCGCAAACTCAACGAGCTGTACAGTCGGGCGCTGACCGTGGCTATCCGCGTGATGGGGGTCGATGGTTATGTCGAATTCCGATACGCAGACATCGACTTGCGCCCCAGCTCCGAGCTGGCCGCTTACAGGAGCATGGAGACCTCCAACACCTTGCAACTGCTGAGCCTCGGATTTGTCACCGACGACGAAGCTGCCCTGGCCCTCACCGGCCACCTGACCCCAGCAGGCTTCAAGCCCCTGAGCGGAACCGGCTTCTACAGCGCCAGCGCCAGCGCGACCACCCAAGAACAACCAGGAACCGCTGCATCGCAGACATCGGGCATGGGCGCACCGGACAAGAACCTGAAACCTGGCACGCCAGCGCAGCCCAAAACGCAAAAATGAACTTGACAGCCCGCCAGCCAACAGCAAAATCCCAGAAACATTTCTGAAAGACGCACATGTCAGACATCATCAGGCCCTCGGGCTACGGCACCAAAGAAACCTTCGTTGACATGGGAGACGGCACGCATGCCAAGCGCGTGGCCATCGGAGGCGGCGGAGCCACCGGCAAGGGCGACCTGACCATCGACGCTTGGGGCGCCCAGAAGGTCAGCCTGCCTCACAGCTTGCTGCACGGATTGTTCACCTTCGACATCCCGCCCACCGTCTGGATGATGTGGCACAACACCACGAACGTGGCCACCTCAACCAACATCGCCTCTGTCGGAGGTGTGGCTCAGATCACGGCCAATGCGGCGCAGCCGGTCGTCAGGCTTGAATCCCGCGAGTGTCCGCGCTACCAGCCCAACCGTGGCCACCTGTTCAGCACGGCCATGTGGCTGCCGGCGAAGACCAATGCAGGCGTGCGCGACTTCGGCTTGTTCACCAACGAGAATGGCGTGTTCTTCCGCCTGAAGTCGGACGGAAAGCTTTATGCTGTGCTGCGCCGCGCTGGGGTAGAGGTGCGCGAGGGGCTGATCGACACATCTGTGCTGACAGGCTTCGATGTCGAGAAAAACAACATCTACGACATCCAGTTTCAGTGGCGCTCAGCTGGCAATTACCACTTCTTCATCGGTGACCCGTCTACCGGGGTGCAAAAGCGCGTCCACACCTTCGACAACCTGGGCAAGCTCACGTCTGCAAGCCTTGAAGATCCGGCTCTGCCTGTCGCGTTCAAGGCGACTCGCACGACCCAGGACGTGGTGATGAACGTCGCCTGCGCCGATGTGACCAGCGAGAATGGAACCAAGGTGGTCTACCAGTATGACTCAGCCTACGCGGAGGCCGTGTCGATCAACGGCACCAACCTGCACGTCATTGTCGTGCGCAGCCCGCTGCTGATCAATGGCAAGACGAACACGAGGGCGGTACAACTTGCTCGGCTCTACTTCTCCAGCACTACGGCAGCCACATTCAAGGTCTGGACAGGAAACAACCCAGCCGCCATCACTGGTGGCACGTTTGTCGGGATCGGCAATGGCAGCTATATCGAGACGAACTCACCTGACACAGTGGCCGGGGCGGTACGCTCCACCTCCGTGAACGTGGCCCTGATGAAGAACGTGGTGGCCGTGCCGGTGCAGGCCCTGAACCCCCGCAGCTTCGAGAATCCGGCCCCAGGCCTGATCACCTTCCCAGTTGTGCGCGGCGAGTACATCGTCGTGACCTGCACGGCCACGTCGGCTGTGGTCAGCGCGGTGATCGAGTGGGGCGAAGTGATTTGAGCCTCTTCGCCTCAGCCCCAATCCAGCAGGCCCGGTGGGCGGCCTGCGACAAGTGCCCGAACAAGGCAGACCTTGGGTTCGTGATCTGCCGGGCCTGCTCCTGCATCCTGGCTTCCAAGATCTCGATGGCTGCCACGAAATGCCCAATCGGAGCCTGGCCCGACAAGCCAGAAGAGGCACTTTCGCAAGATTGAACACGGCTGGTTCATGCGCCAAAGACATAATCTGCGCATGAATCACGAACTCACACTTTACTGCGGCGACGAAGGCTCTGGCCAGCGCCTGATGGCAGACATCAGCGCTGCCAGAGCTTTGTCCATGACACCGGATGCAAGGCCGCCAGAGCCTTTGCGCTTTGCCAAGTACGGCAACGTCGCTGTGGTGGGTATCAAGGGCTCTTTGATCAACGGCTACGCTGGCTTCATGGGCTACTTCGGGTACACCGGCTACGGCGACGTGAAAGCTGCGGTGAGCCAGGCCTTGGCCGATGAGAGCATTTCCAGCATTCTGCTGGACGTGGATTCAGGCGGCGGGCAGGTGGCAGGCGTGCATGACCTGTCCAAGTTCCTGGCCAAGGCCGGCAAGATGAAGCCCATGATCACCTACACGGGCGGCACGATGGCCTCCGCCGCCCTGTGGTCCGGCTCTTCTGGCAAGAAGGTCTTCGCGTCCGAGTCAGCAACGGTCGGCAGCCTTGGCATCCTGGTGATGCACGTAGACCGCACAGAGCAGCTGGCAAAAGAAGGCCTGAAAGTTACGGTCGTTCGGGCCGGAGACAAGAAGGCCTTGTCCAACCCCTACGAGAAGCTCTCCGACGAGGCCAAAGCCGAGATGGAAGATCAAGCTCAGGCCTTCTACAGCTTGTTCCTCGGTCATGTGGCCGAGCAGCGGGGCCTGAATGCTGAAGTTGCTGACGAGAAATTTGGCCAAGGCCGGGTGTTCATTGGCCAGCAGGCTGTGGACGCAGGACTGGTTGACAAGCTTGGCACATTCGAGGAAGCCTTGGCTGAAGCTGTGAAGTTGGGTGAGGCATCCAATAAGCGGAATCTGCGAAGTCAAGCTGCGCCCGGCACTCGACAAAGCACGATGGCTGGCCATAATGCAGCTATCGAAACCACATCCACATCCCAAATGCCTACAGAACTCTCCCCAGAAGCTCTGGCAGCTGCAGAAGCTGGGGTAGACCTTGCGCCGCCCACGGCCCAGGTTGACCCCCAAGTCTCTGTGCTGCAGGCTGAGGTTGAACAGCTGAAAGCCGACCTCGCCACTGCGAAAGCAGATGCGGAGACGGCAGCCGCTGCATCCGCCCAGGCCATGACTGCCGCTCAAGCTGAGCTGGCCACCGCCAAAGAAGCCCAGGCCACCGCCGAGGCCCAGGCAGCCGGCTCCATTGACATTGCCCGCGCCTCCGTCCGCACGATGGGCTTGCACTTCGGCGTGACAGCTGAAGCCGTGCAGGCCATGACCATCGCGCAGGTTCTGGAAGCCCACGCAGACCTGAGCGCCAAGTTCAAGTCCAAGTTCAAGACTGCTTCAACGCCTGCGGCTACTGTGCCAGTTACACAGCCAGTAGCTACCAAGCAGCAGTCACCACTATTCGCAGTCCTGCTGCAAGCCCAAAACCGTTAACCTAGGAGCCCAAAAATGGCCCGTGACCACTACCTCGCCCCCTCTGCCACACCTGAAGGCTCCAAGGTTGTCCGCCTTGCCGCAGCCGGTGCCGCCAACAACTACGACTACCGTGAAGTCGGCAAGCCTGTCAGATTGGCCGGCGACTCCCGCTTTGACCTTTGTGCCGCTGGCAACGAGATCGAAGGTTTCATCACCTCGGTGGAGTCCTCCACCCAGAACGATTTCTCAATTGGCGGTGTCCACGAATTTGGCCGCTACTTTGCAATGGCTGATGGCCTGCAGGCCACACCCGGCACTGGTGCCATTGCCATCGGTGACTACGTCGTCGCTGGCACCATCACCGCCAAAGGCACCGCGCTGACCGGTTACCCCAAGGTATGCAAGGCCACGGCTGCTGGCAACACTTTGAACTTCAAGTGGCGCGTCGTCTCTTTGTGGACCGCCGGCACTGGCGCGGTGGGTACTACCATCGTGATCGAACGAGTCTAACCCCAGAACCGCACAGGAGAACCCCATGAAAGCATCTTATATCGACTCAACTGGCGGTGTTCAGCAGGTGGAAATCACCGCTGACATGCTGCTTGACAAGCCCCGCGAAGCCGGCCTCAGTCCTACAGCCTACATCAACCGCACATTTGCTGATGCCAATCTGAAAGTCGGCACTGCGATGGAGCAGTTCCGCAGCTCACTGGGCATCTATGCCCAAGGCAACAAGGACTTCGGCTTCACCGACCTGACCCTGGGCCAGATCGAGGCAAACTTGAACGTGTCCAAGGGCACTGGCACGATGGGCACCGAGTCCCGCGCCTTCGTGGTGCAGACCATTCTTGATGCAACTGAAAGCAAGATGCTCAAGGACATGACTTCCGACACCACAGCGTTCGATAGCATGGTCGGCATGAACATGAGCATCGCCACTGAGGTATTCGAGCAGCCTGTCATCGACTACACCAAGACTGAGGCTGGCAAGTCTCAGCGCATGGCCCAGAACGCCCCGCCTCCCCTGTTGATCAGCTTCTCCACCTCTGACGTGGTGCGCAAGCTTCCTGTGTGGAACATGGGTATGCAGTGGTCTGACCAGGCCCTGCGTGCAACGACCCTGGACTTCGTGACGATGTCGGTGGCCCGCTACCTGATGATCGAGCGCGACGAGCGCGTCAACACCTACCTGTCCGAGGTCTTCCTTGGCGGCGGCGACCTGAACAAAACCACCGTGGCAACCGTCGCATCCAGCGCCTTGGATTCCACCTCTACTGGCGGCGTGCTGACGCACAAAGCTTGGGTGAAGTTCCTGGCCCGTAACCGCAAGTATCGCAAGATCACGCACGTTGCTTGTACGGTCGGCACTTACCTGCAGATCGAAGGCCGCACAGGTCGCCCCGGCACTGTGAACTATGACCCTCGCATGGCTGGTGCCATTGCTGGCGGCCAAAACGCCATGCCCATCAACGTCTCTTTTGGCGAAGATGTCAAGGTTTTCCTGGTCGATGACGCTGCTGATGGCGGCCCAATCCCAGAAGGCCAAGTCTGGGCCCTGGATGCTCGCAGCGCCCTGACCCGAGTCACCAACACAGGTGCCTCTTACTCTGCAATGGAAGAGTACGCTATGAAGCGCAGCTCTATGATGCGCTTCGATTGGAGCGAAGGTATCTTCCGCACTTACGGTGACGTTGACCTGAAACCGTTTGACCGCCTGGTCATCACTGCCTAATAGCTAAAGTGTCCAGCTAGTCTGGGCTTCTGACATGGCTACACAGGCAGCGAAACAGGTGCAGACAGAGACAGCCTTGCTAGTCAGTAAGGCTGTCTTCGCTATGCAAGACCCAAATACGGGACTTGTCTTTGAGCCCGGTGTACCGCAGCGGGTCACTCCGTCAGCTTGGACAAGAGAGCAGGCTGGGTGGTTGGTTCCGTATGAGCCGGAACAACCGAAGCAGAAATAATAAGGCCCGCTAATGCGGGCCTTATTCTTAGCGGTTCTGGCCCACCCGGCGCTTGCCAGCATTGATGTCGGTGTAGCTCATGCCTGCTCCTTCATCGCCTGCTCCAGAATCCTGCGTATCAGGTTAGACAGCGTGCGACCTTCCGCGTCGGCGCGGGCTTGAAGTGCTGCTTTCAGTTCGTCCGGCAGCCGGACTTGGATCGTGGGGCCCATTTTCAATACCTTGAGTTGATGAAGATTGCATTGTAGCACAGAACAGCTCAAGGTGCTGCTGAACTACTTCCCACTTCCCACCTTCTGCACCGCCGCCACAAGGCCCCAAGCACATAATCCGGGCATGGCCACCATTACCCAATTCACATCCTACGACGAAATTCGAGCAACCCTTGGCGTGAGCGACGAGGAGCTTGAAGACGCGACCCTGGCGCTGCCCATGTACATGCGAGACCTGGGCTTCGAGCTGGCGGACATCGCTTCGGATGTCGAATCGACTTATGCTACAGTTGCGGCCTTGCCCGGCCCCCTGACCACGGTGCAGCAACGGTTTTACGACGCGGTGCAGCTGTTCTCAACATTCAACGTCGCCAAACAGCTCCTGACCTCGCTTCCCTTGTTCGCACCGAAAAGCATCGGGGATGGCCGGGCAGACTTCGACCGGCAGGCCGACCCATTCCAAGACGTGAGAGACGGCGTGCTGGCCGGACTGTCACTGGCCCGCAGCCGCGTTGCAGCCGCCTACGGCACCCTGAACAGCACCACGCTGACCAGCAGCATCGTAGCGCCCATCTTCGTGCGCTCGACCGGCATCGCCACCGACCCAGTGACCGGAGCCTGATCTTGAAGCTCGCAAACGCCGCCAAGTATTTCGACCGTGTCAGCATGGCCGATGCCTACACCGGCACCGCAATGCCCTACAAGGTTCAGTTCAGCACGTTCGAAGAGACCGACCCTGACGGCTCCGTCGCCCGCCGCCGCACCATGAGCATGGCCCCAGGCCTCACCCTGCCGGCCCGCAGAGTGGCCAGCCTGCTTGGCGAAATCTGGCTGTTGGGAGAGCCCTCGGCAGACGCCGTTTTCGACAAGGTGATCCGCCAGACGGTGCCCATGCGCAGGGTCACGAACTTGGCCCAGGCCTTGACCCCAGGCCAGGTGGTGACGGCTTCCACCGGCCTGGCCATTTACGGTCGGTTGGAGCAGATGAAGAACACCGTGGACACGGCCACCAGCTCAGACTACTTCCCGTTCTTCACCTTGACGCTGGCCGGCGCGGACTTCAAGAACCTGAATTCCGACTGGGCCCAGGACAGCTTCTGGGGCCAGAACTTCTGGTCTGGCCAGCAGACCAATACCAGGGGCTTGGGCTTCTTCCGCATCGAGGACGGCACACTATTTCGCTGCCGCACCAGCTACCCGGCAGAAGACGGCATGACGGTGGTGGAGGCCGACCTGATCGACCGCTACGGCCTGACACAGGCCCAGGTGACGACAGGGGCCTACGATCCTGTCACAGACACGTTTGCAGGCACTACCAGCGCGTTCCAGACCTTGGTCATGCCCACACATCAGCTCTACCGGCGCAAGGCCGAAGCTGAGAAGTTCAAGCCCGAAGACTTGACGGTGCTGGTTCGCTTTGCTGACTACCCGGCTCCCAAGGTTGGCACGCCGCTGCTGATCCGCATTCCAGAGTTCAACTCCGCCGCGCCAGCGCCAAACGCCCAGTTCTCACCCGTGCAGATCGTCGGCATCACGCTGGAAGCCGACTGCTGGAACCTCCACGTTCGCAGGGCCTGACATGCAGATCGGCGCTCGCGTCAACGTCAACCCGTTCATGGCCAAGACCAAGCGGGCACAGCAGATGCTGAAGACGGCACCGCAGGAGTACGTGCGCAAGCGCGTCTTTGCCGTCTACAAATTCGTCATCGACGCGACACCCCAGTATTCCGGTGCCCTGGTGGACAGCTGGAGCCTGCGCACGAACCTGATTTCGCCCGGCACCAGCGCCAAGGTGCCTGGGGACTGGACGGACATCGACCCGGTGGACACACCAGGTGAGTTCGAGGCCAACAAGAAGCAGGCCGTCGCCAAAGCGCGAGCGCAGGTGGCCACCCTGAAGTACAACTCCAAGATCCAGCTGGTCAACACCCATTACGCGGCGATGGCGCTGAGCCTCGGGGCGCGGCCAGAGGGAGACCTCGACCCCTTGTCGTGGCGCGACATCAACCACGCCCAGGTGCGGCAGGCAGACGAAATCCTGACAGCCTCCTGGAACATCAGGTCGGTTACACTTGCCAAGTTCCAGTACCTGAAGTTCTACGGAGAGTCACCATGAGCCTTGTCCAAGCCCGCGCAGACCTCGTCACCGCTGTAGAAGCGGTGCGGGCCGCCTACGTGACGGCCACAGGCCAACCGCTGCTGGTGGACTACGACAACCGGGACTCCGTCAGCCAGCACGAGCAGCATGAGACCTGGTTGGACGTGAACGTCAAGTTTGTGGATGCCTATCAGGGCGACCTGAACAGAAAGCCATTCCACCGTCACATCGGTGTGCTGGTGCTGGAGGCGAACACCAAGGAAGGCCTGGGCTCGACCAAGAACCTGGCCCTACTGGACTTCTTCTACACGCGCCTGCACGGGCGCACGCACGGCATTGTTCGCACCCTGCTGACGGACATGCGCCCAGACCGAAAGGCTGACGGCTGGTACAAAAGCAACGTCGGTGTGCCGTTTTGGTTCGATGTGGTGGTCAATATCCCGTAAGTCGGAACTTTGGCGTTCAGCAAGCCTGTAACCGGAACTTGCTGGGTTCACTTCCTCGCCTGCACGGGGCATGATGCTGGCACATCCCACCACGGAGCCAAACAATGCCTCTTGCATCAACTTCCGCAGCCGCACTCGGCTACATCCCTGAAGCCACCTTTGGCGTCACACCCACCACAGGCAACTACCGCCGCCTGCGCATGACAGGCGAGAGCCTGGACTTCTCCATTGAGAAGACCGCCTCGGCTGAGATCAACTCGACTCGCACCACCTCGTCCATGAGCCCTGTCAGCGCCTCCGCGACTGGCGGCATCCAGGGCGAGCTGCAGTACGCTGAATACGACTTGCTGATGGCTGGCACCCTGCAAAGCACCTGGGCCGCCTACGGTACCAACGGGGTCGGCGCCACCTTCACGGCAGACTTCACCGCCACCACGATCACAGCCACCGTGGCACCCACCGGCGGCTCGGCCTTCACCACCCTGCAGCGTGGCCAGTGGTTCCGAGTCAGTGCTGGCGCGAACGCCAACAACGGGCGACTGCTGCGCGTATCCACTGTGACAGCTCCCACGGCCACAGTCATCACCCTGGATGCCAACACGCCTGCGGCTGTCGGCTCCGCTGTGGCCAACGTGGCGCTGCAGACCAGCCGCCTGACACACGGCAGCACCCAGACCTCGTTCTCACTGGAGCGCCAGCTGACCGACGTCGGCCAGTTCTTCAACCACCGTGGCATGACACCGTCCAAGATGGACATCGGCATCTCTTCTGGCAGCCTGTCCACGATCAACTTCGACTTCATGGGCAAGGATGCGGTGCGCAACACGGTCACCAACTTGCCCGGCACGCCTGTTGACTCCTACGCCTACGGCACCCAGTCTGGTGTGAGCAACACGGCAGCCTGCCAGATTTGGCTTGGCACCACACCCCTGACCGGCACATTCGCCAAGTCGGTGTCCCTGTCGTTCGACAACGCCCTGCGCACCCAGGACGGCATCTGCACCCTGGGTGCGGTGGGCATCGGCAGCGGCACGATCAACTGCACGGTGGACGTTGAGGTCTACTTCAGCGACGGTGTGCTGTTCGACCGCTTCATCAGCAATGCCAATTCGCAGATCATCTTCAGCTCGGTGGACGGCGCTGGCAACGGCTACGTCTTCACCTTGCCTGCCGCCAACATCTCCACCCACAAGATCAATGCTGGCAGCAAGGACACTGACGTGATGGCCTCCATCTCGTTCATGGGCCTGAACGATGACAGCAACGCTGTCTCCGCCCTGCGCAAGACTCTGTTTGTGGACAGAATTGGGTCTGCAGTGGTCTGATACCTGTTGGTTGGTGGGTTGCTCGCTGCAACTTCCTTTGCCGCCCTCGGTGCAAGCCCTGGGCGGCTTTTTCGTTTGCACTGGGCTCGAAGCCGGGTACAATCCCCACGTCACCAACCAACTGAAAGACTGACATGGATCTGCGCAAAGCCTTTGCAACCGACACCGAAGCCGAAATCAAGGGCGTGCCCTTCGAGTACGGCGACTCCACCTTCATCATCGCCCGCAAGTTCAACCCCACCCACCGCAAGCTGTTCAGCAAGTTGTGGAAGGCCAATCGCCTGGTCGTTGAAGGCAAGGGCGACGCAGCCGAGAAGAAGGCTGACGAGATCATGTGTGAAGTGATGTCGAAGACCATCCTGCTGGGCTGGAAGAACGTGCAGGTTGACGGCAAGGATCTGCCGTACAGCCAGCAAACTGCCTACGAGCTGCTGCTGGAGATGAAGGACTTCCGCGAGGTCATCGACACCGCGTCTGCCGAACTTGAGCGATTCAAGGTTCACCAGGACGAGGAAGACGAAAAAAACTGACGGACTACATCTCGTGGAGTGTAGAGTGGGGCCAGGAGCTGCCAGCCCTCTACGAGATGATGGAGCAGACTGGCATCGTACCCAAGGCCATCAGCTCCCAGCCCAAGCTGAGCGTCTACCAGCAGAATCTGTATGACGCATTCCTAGAGCTTTCCGGCAGTAGGCCCTACAGCATGTCCGGGCTGCTGCCGATCAGCCTTCCGGTTTTCCAGGCCTACTGCTGGTTGCACTCGGTGGAGATTGACGAAGCCGAGGAGCTTTGGGGCCTGATGCGTCGCCTGGACGCGCACTGGCGAGATCGGATTGAGGCGAAAAAGCCAGCGAAGTCGTCCAATAAGTGAAAAGCCCCGCCTGCCGGGGCTTCATTTTTTCCGGTTCCGGGTACCATCGCTGCATAGCAGCGAACAGGAAACCAGCATGACCGACCTTGTCTTTGAGTTCACATCCACAGCCCCGGAGATGGAGAAGGCTGCGTCTGCGGCCTTGAAGCGGCTACAGGCATCAGCCCTGAAGACGGTAGCTGTGCTTGACGGTGCCGGTAAGTCCTCAGCCAAGGACTTGAGGAAGATGGTTGCGGAGATGGAGGGGGCTGCAGGCGGGTCGGTTGAGGCCTTGTCCAGTATGGCAAGTCGCATGGAACAGCGAGCCAACTCGTTCAGGAAGGATGCCACAAACCTGCGTAGAGCCGCTCAGGACCACGCCAAGCTTCTGCGGGACGCTGCCAAACAGCTGCAGGAAGCTTCTGAGAAGCTCGGGTCTGTAGACCTGCCCAGGAAAGGAGCCTCAGCAGCATCTGTCAAAGCCTTTACAAGCCAGTTCACATCTGCTGCCAAGCAGTTCGAGGACGCTGTAGACAGGGTTGGCATGGCCACAGCCGCCTATATAAAGGTGGATCAGGACTTCGAGAACAGGTTGAAGAAGAAAAAACCAAAGGTAGACCTCGGACAAGACGGCATGAAGGAGGCATTAAAGGAGGTTGACAAAAATGCCGACCAGCTTAACTTCCGCATCAGCCAACTTGCCAAGTGGCAGGCTGAGTACGACGCGCTGTATCGCAAAACATATGAAAAACTTGGTGAGGGCGTAAGCTATAAATCCATTAAGGCGGATGATCTGCTGCCAATAGACACACTTGCAGAGTATAAGGCACGCGGTGTGCGGCTCGGGGCTATAGACAAGGAGTTGTGGGCCGAGCGACAGAGCGCCGTTAAGCTGAATACTGAGGTGACTAGGTCTGAGGTAGCCAAGCAGAGGGCTGCCGAGGCAGAAAAACTTGCATCGCACAACTCCTGGATAAAGGGTATGCAGACTAGCCTATCTGGCTGGCAAAGCGACGTGTTAAGAGAGGAACAGAGGTTCCAGAAGGAGTCAGCCAGTAAGCAGAGAGCGGCTGAGGCGGAAAAACTTGCATCGCACAACTCATGGATAAAGGGTATGCAGACTAGCCTATCTGGCTGGCAAAGCGACGTGTTAAGGGAGGAGCAGAGGTTCCAGAAGGAGCAGCTACGAAGCAAAGAGGAATTCAATCGCAAAATGGTGGCCGCCGCCACCAGCACGCGCCAAGCCCGCGACCGGGCCGACGAGCTGGCTCGCTCGCTGCGCGGTGTTACGTTCGAGGCCAACACCTTGCACTCGGCCAGCCGAGGCCTCGCCTCCGGCTTCAACATGCTTTGGCTGACCTGGGGCGAGATGCTGCCTCTGCTGGCCGGCGCAGCCATCAGTTTCGGCACTGCGTTCAGTGTCAAGATGGGCACTCAGGTTGACCACACCTTGCAGACCATCCGCGTGCTGTCTGGCGAGACCCAAGAAGCCATTTCTGGCCTGAACGACCAGCTGCTTCAGCTCGCCAGCACTGGCCCGGTCGGGCCGCTGGAAGTGGCTGAGGCCATGAAGACCCTGTCGCTGGCCGGCATGAGCGCTGGCGATGTCAGCGTGGCAATCCGCGACGTGATGAACTTCGCTGTGGCCGGTACGACAGACCTGAAGCAGGCAGCTGACGTAATGACCTCGGTGGCCACCGCCTTCAACGTGACGGCCACCGGCTTCAACTATGTCGGTGATGTGATTGCCAAGACGGCAGCCGTGTCCAAGGCTTCGGTCGAGTCGGTAGGCGAGGCTTTCAAAACCGCATCGGTGATCCACAAGCAGTTCGGTGTGTCGCTGGAAGACGCGGGTGTCGGCATCGCAGCCTTGGCAAACCTGGGTATCCAAGGTACGGCTGCAGGTACTGCACTGCGCAATATGTACACCGACCTGTCTGGCCGCACCCCGAAGGTGACCAAGGCCATGAAGGAGCTGGGACTTGAGCTGCGCGACCAGAGCGGCAAGTTCAAAGACTTGGTGACCCTGACGATGGAGTTCGACAAGGGACTGTCTCGTCTGGATGGCACTGCGCAGAAGAACGCTCTGCTCACGATTCTGAGCGAGCGCGGCGGCAAGCCTATGGTCGAGCTGCGCGAGCTGGTGATCGAGGAGGAGAAGGTAGCCCGTGAGTTCGCCAAGCGCTCAGGCCAGGCTGTGGTAGAAGGCTTCGAGGAGGGCGTAAAGAACCGTCTTCAGCGCATGCGCGACTCCATCGGTGATAGCGCTGGGTTCCAGATCATGGCCAGGATTGAGCTGTCGGAAACCCCTCTCAAGCAGATGGAGACCGCAGTATCTGCCCTGCAGTCGTCTCTGGTCAGCGCCTTCAGCAGTGTCAAGTCTGAGGCCAGCGGGGTGGCGTTGGCTCTGCAGGACTTGTTCCGCTCCGACAGCTTCCGGTCGAACCTCGAATCTCTGCTTCAGCTCACACTCAACTTAGCAGGCGGTCTGGTCTCTCTGGCCAGGTTTGCCAACGAGAATGCTGGGGTTCTGGCCACCCTGACCGCTGCTTATATCGGACTGCGACTGGCTGTCGGCCACTCGCTGGAGCTGATGACCTTCTACACGAAGGCGCAGACGCTGGCCACCACCGGCTCTTGGGCTGCAACGGCTGCCGTGACGGCTGAGCGCGTGGCGCAGGGCCCCCTGGCTGTCCAGAAGGCCATCGCCACTTCTGCCACCCAGGCAGACACGCTGGCCACCTGGGCGAACACCGGGGCAAAATACGCAGCCATCACAGCCTCCAAGCTGTTTGCAGCCGCTCTGCCCTACGTCGGGGTTGTGCTTGCAGTGGCGACAGGGGCCTGGATGCTGTACGAGTCGGTGGTCGGGTCTTCGACACAGGCAATGGAGGACGCGGCGAACTCCACGGCTTCGGAGCGACGCATCAAGGAGCTGGAGGCCGAGACTGCCCGCCTCAACGAAAATACCGACGCAATGCTGGCCAACATGACAGTTGAGCAGTTGCGGGCGAGCAGGGCCATCAAGGCTGACAACTCGGACACCAGCCTTCTGCGTGCTGAACGTGACCGCTACGCCAAGCAAGCCAATGAGCTGTTGGACATCTTCGAGAAGACCAACGGTGGCGGGTCGCAGCAAGCTGCAGTAGTTCTGCAGGCTCAGATAACTAAGGCCGTAAACGATACAGCCAAAGCAGAGTCGGCGCTGACCACAGCCTTGGCAGCCAAAGATAAGGCCTCATCCAAGGAGCAGGTCGCACTTGATGCCAACATCGCAGCGGCAAAGAAGAACGCTGAAGTGACTAAAGCTCTGCAGGCAGCTCGCCAAGCTGCAGCAAAGACCGGCACTGACAAGTTTTTGGCTGAGCAGCAGCGCCAACTTGCCGGAACCGCCGCTCAAAACAAGCTCGACAACGAGCTGCGCTACAACCGTCTGGATGAGATCGCCAAAGCCAACAAGACAGAACTTGACGGGCTGCGCAGCCGACTGAGCAGTGAGGCTGAGGCGCTGAAGGACTTCCGTGATGCCAACATGGTGCAGGAAGGCGAGTACCAGTCACGCATCACCTCGATCACCATCGAGGGCGAGAAGGCTCAGAAAGCGGCTGCCATATCCGGCTGGCTGAGCTATGCTGCCGAGATCGACCACCTGCTGACCGGGCTGTCTGCCATGCCCAAGTCGCAGATCAGCGACAACGACAAGGCGAACCGGGTGCAGGAGCTGAATGCCAAGCTGCTCAATGCGGCTGAGGAATTCAACAACCGCATGGCAAGCATTGACGAGGAAGCCAACAAGCGCGAGCGCCGCTTGGCCACCGACCAGTACAAGGAGCTGGACAAGCTGCGCAAGGCTAACGAGACGGCCATCGCAAACTCTAAGGATCGCGTGCAGGCCATCCGTGATGAGCAGGCAATGGCCGACAAGACGCTGGGACTTGGAGGTGTAGACCTTGAGGCCACTCAGGCTCGCCTGAAGATCGAGCTGGAGGCCAAGAAAGAGCTGCGCAAGTTCGACCTTGAGTCACTCGACAAGATTCAGGCCCGTGACCGCCTGCGTGCAGACGCTGAGCTGGCTGCTGACGACAAAGTCTGGGAAGCCAAGCACCGCTTGGCTGATAATTTAGACGCTCAGGTACGCGAGCTGGTGGCGGGCCGCACCGACCTCGAAGTCCAGCTCCAGACTGAGGCAGCTGCCACGGTGTCTGCTGTGTACCGGAAGGAGTTCCGTCAACGTGTCGAGACCATGTCCAATGCCCTGTCAGACGGCATCGTTGATGCGCTGCTGACTGGCGGGCGTGAGGGTGGCGACCGCCTGCGGGCCATTCTGGAGAAGCAGCTGGTGTCTGAGCCCTTCACTCTGGTCGTGAAGGCTCTGATCCAACCGTTCACGACAGCGGTCGCAGGCGGGGTGCAGAGTTTGGTCGGCTCGAATCTCTTTGGAGCCGCATCCGGCTCTACCGCACTGTCAGCGCTGAGCGGGGCCTCCAGTCTGTCAACCCTGTTTGGCGGCTCTGGTGTGCTTGCAACAGCCAGTGGGGCTGTCAGTGGATTCACCAGCGCCCTGGCAGCCGGGGCGCAGAGCCTGGTGGGCCTGAAGGGCACTACCGCTCAGATGGTCACATCACTGACCAGTGCCGGCCACATCGCAGCCCCTGGAGCGGCGGCTGGCGCATCCGCTGGCTCGGCCTTGGCCTCAGTTGCAGGGCCTGCAGCTGCCGCCCTTGTAGCCCTCAACGCACTTGGCGTGTTCCGTAAGACGAAGCAGGTTGGCACTGGCCTGAGCGGCACCATTGGCGCGTCTTCGGACATTGAGACTTACGCCAATATGCGCAAGTCTGGAACCTTGTTCAGTGGCCCAAAATACTGGAAGGATCGCACCGACTCGGCAGAGCTGACCAACGTGATGAACCAGGCCACCGGCCAGATCATCGGCAGCACCAAGGCTATGGCGGACGCGCTGGGCATGGATGCCTCGCGCATCGCAGGCTACACACTGAAAATCGACGAGGCTGCCACCGAGTTCAAGCAGGATGGCATGACTGCTGAGCAGGTGCAGGCCAAGTTTGCCCAGATTCTGTCTGACCAGGTTGCTACGTATGCCGAGGGCGTAGCAGGCCAGGTCGGCGGGATTCAGTCCATCCAGAAGGTTGGCGAGACCGCTCAGGAGGCCCTGTCCCGCGCCTATGGCTGGTGGAACGCCGAGCAGCAGGCCCAGATCGCCATCCTGAACGCCCAGGGCAAATCGCAGGAGGCTCTGAACCGTCAGAGAGAACTCGACATCGCGCTGCTGAGCGAAGACGAGAAAGTCAGCCGCCGCCGTATCTTCGCCCTGGAGGATCAGGTCACCCGCGAAACTCAGCTGGCAGGTCTGACAGACCGTTGGAATGCCGCAAGCATGACAAAGACCCAGCTGCTGGAGCAGGAGGCCAAGCAGTACGACATATCAAATGTAGGTCTGTTGTTTGCCGTCGCTACGCTGGAAGAGGCTAAAGACCTGCAACAACGTCTTAATGAAGCTACAATGACTCGTACAGAGCTTCTGGCTCTGGAGCGTGCTCAGATTTTGCCAGGCAATCAGGCGCTGTTTGACTCTGTACAGTTGGCAGAAGAGCGTAAGAGCTTAGATCAGAGACTTAATGAAGCTACAATGACTCGTACAGAGCTTCTGGCTCTGGAGCGTGCTCAGATTCTGCCAGGCAATCAGGCTTTGTTTGACTCTGTTCAGCTGGCAGAAGAGCGTAAAAGTCTGGAACAGCGTCTTAACGAAGCAACTATGTCTCGCACAGAGCTGCTGGCTCTGGAGCGTGCTCAGATTTTGCCAGGCAATCAGGCACTGTTTGACTCTGTTCAGCTGGCAGAAGAGCAGAAAGGGCTGCAGCAGCAGTTGAATGAGGCAACTATGTCTCGCACAGAGCTTCTGGCTCTGGAGCGTGCTCAGATTTTGCCAGGCAATCAGGCGCTGTTTGACTCTGTTCAGCTGGCAAA